CATAGAGGCGTCAATTTTATCAACTTGAAATAACAAAGTCCTAACCTCATCGTTATCAGTGAATATTTTTCTTATGTTATTCAATTTGACAATTTGAGTATTTACTATTTTCTCAGGTGTAGGTGTATCAGGTGTGTTTAGGTTTTCTGGTATAAAATCCAGTTTATCATCGGATACAATTTCGTCAGATACCATTTTTAACCATGTTTTTCTGACATCTTTCAGTTTATCGTTAACCGCTTTCCTATAAACAGACCGTTTCCCGACTAACCTTGCAACTTGCCCAGTGGCGGTATCCTTATCAGTACCATTACCGACTAGTGATTTTATCAAACCAGATTTAAAATTTTTCATATCAATAGTTGGTGTCATCACCATAGATACCAAGCTCCCAACGTCTGCAATATGCTCTGGTTCCAGATAATCTTTTGACGTTGCATACCTTGCCATAATAATATCCTGTACAAGCAATTCATCAATTTCGAGTGACATTGTGCTGTCTTGATTAATATTCCCACCTGCTATCAAACGCGGGATAATATCGGTAAACCCAATTTTTGCTTCCCGTAATGTCATCACCAATTTTACCAATGACGTAATGGCAGAATCGCCTGTAATATAGGTATCTTGTATTGCATCTTGTATCGCCCTATGTTGTTTCTGTATTTTTGTAATTTTCATAATTTCACCTTTTAAGTAGTTAAGAATAGTGCTTATTACTAGCCACTGATTCCAGTATGCCATTTCTGTATGTATATACTGGTACAGCGGAAACCCTACGAAATTAGATTTTAGTGCTAACCGAATGGCTGGGGCGCAACGCGAACAAAGAACTGGTATCAAGGTATGAGGGAGTAGTGGGCAAAAAAAACCCTCCAATTAAGGAGGGCAAACGAGGGTTCTATTTATTATTCTCTTCTATCTGTTTATTAATAATAGCCAACTTCTTTTCTAATCTTTCTAATTCAACATCTTCAACTGCTCCGCTAATTGAAACTGCTTCGAGCATTTCATATGCTTTTGTATATAACTCAACTTCTTTTTCAGTAAATAGTTCTTCTTTAAGTTCTCTCATAGTTATTACCTCAGGTTTGCACGTCCCTGTGCGTTGATTGATTACTTACCTTTACTCATTATGGCAGATGCTAGGGAACCTATTGAACGACGGATATGCCTCACTTCTTCTTCCATTGAATCAAGATGTTTCCAGCCTTTAGGGTCATCTCTGTCCATATCTCTTCCCCATTTGTAAGAAGATACAAAGAATAGAAGTCTATCAACATCCGATTCAAGTATTGCAATAGCATCGTCTTGCGCTTTGTTTCTTATTCTCGACATAGTTATTTCACCTCGTAGTTATTATCCTGCTTGTTGTTAGCCAGTGATTACAGTATCCCATATCTGTGGATTCCTGCTGGTACAGCGGAAATAGCCCCCCCATTACCTACCCGTGGGGTATCACCCCTTTTTTGTTATGGGACTCTTTGCTTCTATAATTACCATTCCACACAAATAACTACCAATTTTTTAAAATCGGCACTAAGAACACCCCCCCATACGAAATAAAAGCGCCCCCAAAAAATTTTTTGTACAAAATTTCAAAAAACAACAATACTCTCAGAAACCAACGTGGGAAGAATAGCCCTCGCATGACTATACTATGTACATTTGATGTCGGCGTACCTATGCCAGACAACCCAACCTCGCTAGCATTTCGAGATAGAGTTGAAGCTGCGTGTAACACTGCTCGTATTTTAGAAGAACAAGGTATAGGCATATCCCCCGACGACAACGACATGGACATAGCTGCAAAGCTCTCACTTGCATATGCTGAGAACGAGGCTGTTACTGAAGCTAAATGCACAGACGATAAAATGTCACCCATCACCCCCGGCACATTTATGTTGGTAGAAGATATAATAAAGACGTACTCCATGAGCGTTGTTAAAAGCTCACAGGAAATACGCAATTTCGTTACTAATAAACTCCTCCTAGAAACTGAAAGCAACGACTCCAAAATCCGCCTGAAAGCCCTTGAATTACTTGGTAAAATATCTGATGTTGGTCTATTTAGTGATAAGACCGAGGTTACTATAACCCACCAGAGTACTAAGGACTTACGTGAAAACCTGCGGGAAAGACTGCTAGAACTACAAGCAAATACCATAGAAGGTGAAATAGTAATAGAGGAGACAGAAGATGAAAGTTAAATCCCCAGAGAGGGTTAGAAAGGGTGTCATCCAAAAGTTTTGTGGAGGTCTCGGTGGGTGTCAGGTGTGGCATAATAGAGATGGTGTTTTCGCCAAGAAGTACAAAGACAAAAAAGACGGTGAGTTTCTATACCTATCAATATGCACTAAAACATATAATGTCAGAGCCAAAGCCAATATGAAGTGGGCACGGGACGGGGATCATCGAGAACGCGAACACCATGCCACCATTGACATATATGCACCACCTTGGGAGCCAACAGGCAAACCACTCCTTACTGGGATGGGGGGAATGTGAAAAAGAGAGCTACAGTACAACTTAAGAGGAAACGGGTAGACAGGGACATATTATAGCATGACGGCATCACTACGCTCTACGCCCCCTAAGTCCTCTACGCCCCCTAAGTCCTCTACGCCCCCTAAGTCCTCTAAGTCCTCTAACACTCACCCAATGGATATTGAGATAGAAACACTACTCAGTAACCTGAATAATGTACCAGAAGAAGAGCTAGCCACACTTTTACCCCTAGTTGAGGAGCTATCTCGCAGAAAACGGGTAGAAGCTATACAAAACTCGTTAATAGAGTTCTGTAAACACATGCAAAAAGACTATATTGTTGGGGTGCACCATAAACGCCTAGCGAGTCTCCTACAAGACATTGAACAAGGTGAAAAAGACAGAATTGCAGTATCTTTAGCCCCCAGACACGGTAAATCACAACTTATATCTATTATGATGCCCGCTTGGTATTTAGGGCGACACCCAGACAAGAAAGTACTCATGGTGTCCCATACAACTGATTTAGCTGTAGATTTTGGTCGTAAAGTGCGTAATTTGATCAATTCTGACGCATACAGGGAGATATTTCCTACTGTTAAGCTTTCAGCAGATTCCAAGTCAGCAGGGCGGTGGAACACGAGTGCTGGAGGGGAATACTACGCCTGTGGTGTTGGTTCAAGCCTAGCGGGGCGAGGTGCTGACCTATTATTGATTGATGACCCACATTCTGAGCAGGACTTACTAAATGGTAACTATTCTGCGCTGGATAAGGCGTATGAGTGGTTCACTTTCGGGGCTAGAACTCGTTTGATGCCCGGAGGGAGGATAGCTGTAGTGCAAACCAGATGGCACCTAAGTGACCTTATTGGACGAGTGACTAGGGATGGTGCACAGAATATAGGTGGTGATCAGTACGAGATATTCGAGTTTCCCGCCATATTTAATGAGAATACAGAGGATGAAAAAGCTCTTTGGCCTGAATTTTTCGACTTAGAAGCTCTACACCGTACGAAAGCATCTATGCCTGCGTTTCAGTGGAACGCCCAATATCAACAGAATCCAACAGCAGAAGAAGCGTCTATAGTAAAACGAGAGTCTTGGAAGAAATGGACTAAGGAAGACCCTCCTGAGTGTGAATACATCATAATGTCACTAGATACTGCAGCCGAGAAGCATAACAGGGCTGATTTCACGGCTATTACTACGTGGGGTATTTTTAAGAATAAAGAGGAGGAGGACACCAATAACATAATCCTGCTGAACAGTATTAAAATACGAGTAGAATTTCCTGAACTCAAAGAGCTAGCCTTACGAGAATATAAAGAGTGGGAACCTGACTTCTTCATAGTTGAGAAGAAAAGTTCTGGGTCTGCCCTATACCAAGAAATGCGTAGAATGGGATTGCTGGTCAACGAGTATACACCCCACAGGGGTAGTGGAGATAAAACTGCTCGTTTAAATAGTGTTGCAGACATAGTTAATAGCGGGTTAGTATGGGTGCCAGAAACTCGTTGGGCTGAAGAGTTAGTTGAGGAGGTGGCTGGGTTTCCCTTCGCCCCCAATGATGATTTAGTAGATAGTACAGTTATGGCGCTAATGAGATTTAGACAAGGCGGGTTTATCCAACTACCCTCCGATGAAAAAGATGAAGAATTATTATTCCGTGGATTTAGAAACAAGGGGTATTACTAATGGCACACAATAAACCAGATTTAAACGAAATGTCAGGGAAGGAACCACTAGGCTATAGGAACAGAGGCAAACCTGCTCACATAGACAAGGATGGCAACTACGTAATGGAAGAGATTGTAGTCAGAGGAGGTCACGGAGAAGATACTGCAGAAATTCGGGACGAAGAACTCGACATGGAGCTAACAAAGCCCCGGAAGAAAGTCCGGCCACGAGCAGTCCTTACTACTGCTCAGAAACAGGCACTAGACGGTGCTAAGGACGCAATAATAAGAAAACAGGAAAATGAAGCGCCCACTACTCTAACAGAAATAGGTAAGAAAAAAGGTGGACTGATTAAGAAGTACAAAAAAGGTGGACTGATTAAGAATTACAAAAAAGGT